CTGAGTTAGCTTGGTTGAGTGACCAAGTCCTGCTCAGAAACCCACCTTAATCTCACTTGAGATTGAGGCCTCTGCAAGTAACCGCTCGACCATTTAACAAATGGTTGTCGGCCTTCAGTGAAACACTGAAGTAATGCAGAGTCGTTACTGATCCCGAACCGTTTCTGCTTACTAGTAATAGTAAGTAGCCGCAGTTCATGACGCTGCAGATCCTTGTTCCAACGCCTTGCGGCGAAGCAACGTGGTTCTGTTCGCGTCTTCAGACCAGTAACACCAGATCGCATACTTACCTCGGGCAATTGCCCAGGTAGGGTCGACGAAAGCTGTGCGGCAGTCAGTAGCAAAAACTTCTTATAGAAGTTATTGCTAGATTCCACAACGCTTTCTAGCGATTCTGGTCCGCCGTCGTACACTTGCTTCCAATACACAGGTGTCACGTCGACACCGTGAAAGGAGTCAACTCCGCAAGACTCTCTGAACCCTCCGGTCCAGAAAGACTTAGCAGTGTTGACCTTGAAGTGAAGTACTTCAAGAGCAAGGCAAAACGACTCCCGACAGTCGACAGGGATGACTATGTCATCCCCGAAGACGGCCACTTCTCCAGCCAAGGACTCGATGTTTCGTGTCGTAACGCGGAGTCGGCGGTGCGTAAGCACGGCCGCTATAGCGATACTCATGAACATCAAGGACTCGACAGGAAAAGTACAGGCGTTGCCCATAGTTGAGAATTTTCTCAACTTGTAAAGCTTTGGCGCACGAGGCGTCAAATTCTGCTTTACATACTGGGTACGACATGCTCTTAAGCAACTGAGTACTTTCGGGTTACCCCGAAACAGTTGCCCAACAGCATGACAGGTAACACGATCACTAGCTTCGGACAAGTCCAAAGTAGCGAGCGTGCCTTCCGAACTACCTTTAGTGCAAAGCTGCTGATTAAGCGTTTGATCGGTAAACCGAACAAACTTGCCTATCCAGCTAGCCTCAGACCTCTGGTAGAAGTAGTGCAACAAGTTTTGTTGACACCACTGGTTCTCACTTGGTTCCGCAGCAATAAGCCGCGGCTTTGTGAAGGACTTCGGAACAGCCACCATTCTAGAACAAGGGTCTTGCGAACCCAAGTTCTCATCATGATGGCATCTGTCTGCCCAACTCGCAAAACTATGGAAACCATAGTCGGCGATCGGGTATTCGTGCTCCAGAGTAGGTGACCAGTTTGCCCAATAAAATTTATTGGATGGACCAGTTCTCTCTGAAACAGCGCCTGGGCCGTGTCTGAACTTCCAATCCCCAGGATCGTAAGATCCAAGGGTGGAAGCGACAACGTTCGACACTTTGTCGAGCGTGGCCAGGAGGATTGACAGCTGAATTCGCTCGCGCGAATCAAGCAACTCAAGTCGCTCTGAGTAAATTGGAGACTTTTTGAATCCTTCATAGGTTTCTAAGGTCTCCTCAAAAACATCAGGACGTCCGGAGTCAGAACTCTCCCAAAACCTTTCGGGTTCGGGTAGAGACTTGTCAGTCTCGTAGAAATTGAGGACCTCGTCCTCAATCGCTCCGAAACTACAATTGAACGCGGCTTTCTTTGCGACAAATAAAATTTGGCGCAGGAAAACAACTGCTTCAACATCGTAATCCTCCTTCAGACTGCCACAACCGTTGAAAATCAGTAGGTAGAGTCCCCGAAGAAACTTCGGAATCACTACCCTGTTGGAAAACCTCTTCGTCAGAGGTAATCCCGACAGATTGTACTGACCATTGGTAAGACACCTATCAAGGTGCTTTCCAATTGCGGGGAGGTCAACGAGATAAACTCGAAGACCTCGATGCTCAACGGCTGTTAGAAGACGGGTGAGATCATTCTCGAATTCCGTCTCCAGCGTCGGGTAGGCTTTCGTAGCGTCTCGCAAGAGCGCTTCGAAAACCCTACTCAGCTCCCTAACATGGCATTTAGACATACTCGGATTAACTCCGTGAAATGTCCCATGCTGTTAGGCAACTCCGACACCAACCTCGATTCTTCTTCTACGCGTAACCGCTTACCAAGGCGGAATACGTAGAGGCGTAGTCAACGAAGCTTTCGCTTCGTTCCGTTCTTCGGCTTATGCATCACTGCATTAGGCTTAGAACTAGTGACCTTGTTTCTCACTTGTCTGTACCGCCTGTGTGTCCAATAAAGAACACACATCGTTGTACAGACTATGAGCAATACAAAGACGAGACTACAAGAGAATCTAGTTGGCAACCAGCTTGAGAGAGATCCGTTCGATTTCCTAGAGGGCAGAGATTCGACAAGAATCTTCTGTACCCTATAAGGGTAAATCGGGCCTAGCTCTCCCAATTCATCAGGCTCACTAGGAACGCGTCCGTCGAAGCGATCATCAGATCCGCTACGCCGTCCGCATTCACTACTGAGACGTCCCCGGGCAATTGCTCGAGGACGAAGTAGAACTTTCGTTCGTACTCTGCGACGGCCCCGGCAGTAAAAACGGTCTCCACAACCTCAAAGTTGTGGCGATCGTATACTGGCCGGGTCGCTGTAGCATTCGTCTTAGTATGACGAATACGACAACGAACCTGGTGAGTGGCGTCTTTGAACAAATACTCAGATGAGTAGTTGTCCTGGTTGACCTTGATGCAGACGACATTTCCTGTCGAAAGCGGCAAGGTAAGGGTGTTCCCTAACATACGGGAGTCTCCTAGTAACGTTTTGCTAACCCTAGCGCAGAGCGCGCAAGGTAGCGAGCGCTGCTAGGATCGACCACTTCCCACTATCAATAATGGGAAGCGTGGGAACTGGGACTGGGAGTACAGGGAAGACTGGATGTCTTTCCTTTCGCACGTGATTCACACTGTACCAACCATTAATGATTGGCCAGCTAGAACTCGTTGCGGGGTTAAGCTTTACTGTGTTCACTCCAACGGAGTGACGCATCAAGCATAACCGACGAAAGGTGCATGGAATTGAGTTATTGGTGGCGGCGATCATATCGCCGACATTACTAAACCAATCCACGAACCACGACCAGGGAGTTAACTCCCAAGCCGTGGCAAGCGCTTCATGACTAGTCAATCCAAGAGCAAGTCGACGTGCGAGGCTTTCCAAGCCTCGGCTGTCTAGCTCTGGGATATAACTATTCGGGTCGAGTATCCACTCGGCCGAGCCCCATACCTTTGCGGTAAAGGTTTCATGACGCGTTCCGTTCAAAATACTGCCTTCCGAATGCAAAATTGTATTCGTTACGGCATTATTAAGCTCGGTCACACCTAACTGTACTCGCCTCTTCAGAGCTTTTCCATCACGTAGGTGACGTAACTCCGCCAACCGCTGATTAACAGCATTGGTGAAGTCCATCATCTTCGTAATGTCGCCTATCATCGGTTTGACGCACCAGCGCCCATAACCTTTGACTAGGCCAGGTAGGTCCTTCATCTCGCCAATAACCTGAGGTATACTCACATGGGGTATACTCGGATTAGTTTCGGCGAGAATCTTCCAAGCCAGTTCGTTCTTCTGCGCATTGGTATACGCAGGGAACTTCTGACGTGGATCTGGCGGGCCCGGCTGATAGCCGATCGGACACTGATTGTACGATCGACCATTGCCATCACTGCCAGACAGAGTAGGGTAGTACTTGAACGAGCGTGAGAGCTGCAACAGGTTAGCGCCTGTGCGGTTTCCCACGTGATCGTCGCATACTTCTTGCTCTCCGATGGTCATGGATCGCTGGAATGTCGTTGGACCGATATTGGACGTATACGTCCCAATTATCTGATTCAACGTGTTCCGTGTGCGATTCCGTGCGACCATCTACGGGACCTCCGAAAAGC